TCACAGCGCCCCACTGTCGCGTTTAATTGGCGAGGCCGAGGAACTTTCCGCAGCGGACAATTCTTCGCCACACAGGGGCTTTGTGGGGCTTGGATTTTCGTCCAGAGCTTTCCCGTTTTCCACCAAAAACGGAATGTCCAGATCGAAACTCACAAGTTGCTGTCTGGGGACGCTTTTCCCCTCCAGACGATATGTATTGTTCCGGTTCCACCGCATGTCCCGGTAGATCATCCGCACCAACGCCACGCACTTGATCTCGCAGCTGTTGCTCACAGTCAGCTTCGGTGTCTTATGAGCTCCTGCATCCTCAGCCGTACAGTTCTGCACAGCTACCTGTTTTGCCTCTCGGTTGTACAGAAAGCGATAGTGGGTTGGCCAGCCTAATGCTTCCAACGTGCTGCGGAAGATTGTGATCCTTCCATCCTCGACATTAAAAGTCAGACCCAGCATCCGCTGGTTCCATATTCTTTCGTTCACTACTCTCCCCTCCTTAAAAATGGGCGCACTTCCCCCTTGGAATCCTGGTGGCCGTTTTAATCAAGCCCGGTGTCGGGGACGGTCTTACCCGTCAGCATCCCCACTGATACATAGCCATCCATTTGCTTAACTTCAGATTCTTTCAGATGTTCTTCTACAGGTACGCCAAAAGTACCTGCAATATCATCTGGGTAAAATCCCTTTCTGGTATTTGCAGGCTTTGTCTCTTGCGCATTTTTCTGGTCTGTTTCATTTTTTCGCTTCTGGCCTTCATGGAAGATCTCCGGCACAAGCAGGTCAAAAACATACAGAGTTTCCCCTTCAAATGAAATTCTGTATCCAAGCATCTTATACCGGCATTCGGTATCCCAGCCCATTTCCTTATACACCAGTTCTGAAAAAGGCTTGCAGGTCATCTTCCGGCTTTTACGTTTATCTGGCTTGGCGATGCACCAGCGCAGAGCGTCCTTGTCGTTTTCATCACAGCCGCGTACAACAATACGCTTCAAATCACTGTTGAACATGACGTGTACATAAACCACATCTTCCAGCCCGGTGATGCAGGCCGTGTTAAATGTGATGCTGTCCTTGCGGATCACGATCGCGGGGTCACGGAGATGTGCAAACAGCTCCTTCCGCACGACCTGGTATCCATCATAGGAAAATGTACTTTCTAATTCTTCCGCTCTTGCGTCTCTATCATTTTCTGCCTGCTCTTCCGGTGGCATGGCGTTCGTATTTTCATTCATCTGTGTCAGTCCATCCTTCCATTATTTTTTCCGCTTCATGGAGCAGAGCATTCAGGCCATCTGCGGTAAAAGTATTCATTTCTTCTATCTCTGCTGCCGGCCGGAGCACATCCCAGTTTCCTGCATAATGTTCCAGCTGCAAAATGCCAACCTGTGCAATACTTGTGATCGGTTTTCCAAAAGTACCTGCCCATTCTGGCGGGAAGATATAGATCGTCTGCTTGACGGTTTTTCCCTCTTCATCCTGTTCCTTGGATGGCAGGACAATTTCTTCCACCTTAACCATTTCCGGCTCATCCAGTTCAAACAGCATCAGCTTGTCATCGTTCTGTCCCACGAGCTGCCCACGGAAACGGTATTTCAAACCTTCTTCCCATTCCATCATGTCAAAAAGGGCTTTTGCCAGACCGCGGCATCCGAGTGTACTGGCGCACCAGCGTCCCTCTTTCAGTCTGCCCCAGCGGATTGCGTTCGGATTATCCTTTTCGCATGGGCGAATGGCAATGCAGCGGTCAACCGAATTCAGGAGCAGTTCTACATACTCCACATCTTCAAACTTTTTCAGGCAGGCTGTATTAAAACGCAACTTGCCATTGGAGATCGTCATAGCCGGATTCTGTAAAGTAGCAAAATACTGTGCCCGCACAACTTCATATCCGCTGAGGTCTAAACGGTTCATGACTTCTACCGTATCCTGCTGTTTTTCCCGCATGACGCTTTCAGATGCTTCCCGGTATTCTTCTGCCGAAAAGCCGGTCCAGTCCTTATCAAAAGGCACATATCCGCGTAAGATTCCATCATCCACCACACTCAGGACTGGCAGTGGGCGATTTTTCTTTGTATAACTCCGGGATGCCCGCAGATGATTTGCCGCATTATAGACTTCCCTGGACACGATTGCCTCATGATGATCTCTCTGCCGGTACTGCGTCCGGTCGTTATTGTTTTTCTTTGATTTATGCGTCAGGAAATTCGGTGTGAAGGTCTTCCTTGCCAATACATCCCCACAATGGCGTTCATTAGCAATGACACCTGCAAGAGTGCCGGGATTCCACTCCGTATTCCCCAGTTTTGTCTTCCGGCCATATTCTGTCAGGAGTTCTGCAATCTCGGTGAATGAAAATCCATTCAGGTACAGATAGTAAATCACCTTTACCGTCTGTGCTTCGTCCTGATTCACCACAAGGCTGCCATCCTCGTCCTGGTCATATCCGAGCAGGGCCGGCGTAAGGAACAGTCCACGGCTGAACCTGCGGTCAATGGACCAGTTCATAATGATAGACTTGGAATGAGATTCTTCCTCTGCCACGGATGCCAAAATCGTCAGGATCATGCGCCCGTTACTGTCCAGTGTGTAGATGTTGTCCGCTTCAAATTTTACACCCACGGGCGGGTCAAGATTTTTCAGTGTTTCAATGACGGAAAGGCAGTCTACAATGTTTCTGGCGAATCGGGCGATGGACTTTGTGAGGATCAGGTCAATCTTTCCGGCCTTACAGTCCTCGATCAGCTGTTGCATTCCTTTACGATGCTCCAATGATGTACCGCTGATGCCTTCATCATCATAGATTCCAACGAATTCCCATCCCGGCTGTGCCTTGATATAATCCGTGTAATAATTTTTCTGAAGTTCATACGAAGAAGTCTGTTCATCATTATCAGTGGAAACACGGACATATGCGGCAACACGACGGATAGAGGTGCTTTCTCCAAGCCCCTCCACAGTTTTTGCCGGGATAACTTCCAACTCAGAAGTATCCACGCCTTTATATCTGTCTCTGATTCTCTGCTTGCGGTCTGCCGCCTCTGCTCCACTGCTTATCATTTGCTTCCTCTCATTCCTCCGGCTTCATGCTCCAGTACCACTGTCGCATCTTCCGATAACTCCGGATGCCGAGTTCTTTCTTTGTATTTTCTGCTGTCCTGCGGCTGATACCTTCATCGCTCATCCGCATATAGATTTCTCTGGATCTCATGTCACCCCCGGAAAGCAGCTTCTTGATCAGATACGCCGCCTTCTCAGATTTTGACTCAAAAACTGGTGTTTCCGGCTCCGCTGATGGATCTGGCTTAATTTCACACTCCAGCCATTTGAAGCCCTGCTCCGCTGTTATCGAGAATTTGATTTCACCATCTGACGGAGCCAGACTGTTTTTTATCTGCCGCACAATGCGGATATCTGACTTTTCCGCATCCCGTTCTACTTGTAGAACGCTCCGGGCAGCGGCAACAACATCGATGCTGCCAAGGCTCCGGTAAAGACCCTTTGTTCCCTCTTTTTTATTAAGGTGTCCGATCAGCACAATGGCACAGTCATACATAGATGCCCACATGCCAAGACGCTGCATCAGCCTTCTGGCTCTTCCTGCAATCTGGAGGTCGGAATCACTTCCAAGATATGCCTGGATCGGATCGATAACTACCAGCCGCGGCCGGAATTCTATAATAGCCTGCCGGATGCGCTCATCATCCAGTGTCAAGCCACTGTATGTTTCTTCATTTATGAAGGCCACATTTCTGCAATCTGCCCCACATTTTTCAAGCCGAGGCTTAATGGTATCTGAAATGCCATCTTCTGAGCACTGGTAAATAGCCCTTTGCGGCATTCCGATGGTTTTACCATCTGGCAAGGTTCCTCCCTTAGACAGCTCGGCTATCAGGTGCATCATCATTGTGGATTTGCCATCACCGGGGTCACCTTGCAGCAATGTGATCTTTCCAACTGCTATGAATGGATACCACAGCCAACGAACAGAAGTCGCCTGTACATCACTGTATAATGTAAGAATTCCTTTTTCTTCTTTGTTCGTCATCATCGTCCCTTTCTGTGTGCAGTCTTTTCTACATTTATATTATAGAGTATGTGTGGTGTTTTGACTGCCACCCATCAGGTGGCACATCATCGTTTTTGCCACCCAACAGGTGGCAAAACAGCCTTAGACCACATAACAGATAGAGGTGTAGACCTTTGCGGCCTTAGAATTCCTGTAATCAAGTTGCTATGTATTTTTCTCTGCGGGATAATCGTAACAGCCTTATGCGGGTACACATAAGGAGGAACATACATGGCATTAGATTATACTGCACTTGGAAAGCGTATCAGCACTTTCCGTAACGCATCCGGATTAACTCAGGAACAATTTTGCGAAAAATTGAATGTATCTCGCAAACACATCAGTCAGATTGAAGCGGCAATCAGCCGCCCCAGCCTTGAAACTCTGGTCGACATTGCTAATATTCTTAACATCTCAGCAGATGATCTTCTTGTAGACAGTTTGGCGCACTCCGCGTCCACTGCCGATTCCGAGATCCACCGTCTGCTTTTAGACTGTAATGCAATTGAGCAGGAGATTCTCACCCGGATGGTAAAGGAGATGAAAGCAATTTTATACGGCTTAGGAGTTTGATTTTATAACTTGTTGATCATATAACAAAAAAGCCCGCATAAGCCACAACTGCACTTTGGAACACACCGAAGTGCTGTCTGTGGTTTATGCGGGTAAGGACAAAAAAAGAAGCCCACCAGCGGACCATGTAGGAATCTACACAGTGCGCCAGTGGGCTGGTATGTTTTATACTGCTTCTGCTGGAATTTGGTTCATCTTCTCTTTAAATTCTTCCACAGTCATGTTCAAGTCCTCAGCAGCTTCTTCAAGGGTAATCTTGCCCTTTTTATAATACTTTACTGTCGTTCTAAGGTCGCCAATGTCGATGCCCTCAAGAATACTCTCATTTCTTAAATCTTCCATCTGCTTGCACACTTCGCTCACTCTTTCAGTTTTTTAGACATCTGGTTTTCTCTGCCATCAATGGAAAAAGCATATCAATAGTTACACACTGCACCGGTAGGCGATGAGTTTCAATTATGCACTTCTTCTCTCATCTAGTTCTTTTACCTCATCAACTGTGAGTTTCGTAGCTTGCGCTATTTCCTCATAAGTTAGCTTTCCAATCAACAGCAAGCTACGGGCTGTTTCCAGAGAGTTTTCTCTTGCAGCTTCATTTCTCATGTCTTCCATAACCTTGCACATAACCGCCACTCCTTTCTCATCTTCTTTGAAGTACTGTACTCGATTAGCTAATACTTCATAATACATATCTTTTGCACTTGTACAAGAAAAGTCATGCATCAGTTTTCCAAGTGCCGTTTCATTTTTGATTTGAGAGTTCACATATATAATATGCGATTCGTCACCAAATGATTCTCCTGTTTCTTTAATCATACGGTCAATATGATATATCGGAAGTCCTCTTTTAAGAACATCATTCTCTGTGATGAAAATCACATAAGTTTCATTCAGGTATTCATACTGCTCGCCTGGTTCAGTAACATTCGCATCGATTATACCGCTGTTATACCTAGCTCGCTTAACACCAGCACCTTTATCATTTCGCTGAATTTCAATATTGTATACACGGTTTTCCCTATCCACTGCAAGAATATCCAACCGCACAGATTTTCCCTGTAAATTTTTAACGCTATACTGGCTATTGGATTTTTTCACTTTCAGATCGTCTCGATTCAGAATAATCTGCAACAAAAATTCTGCACACTTTATATCTTCAAAGACTTTGCTCATGAAATCATCATCCAAAAGCCTAAAACCTCGCAATCTTTGAAGATCTTCTTCATGCTTTCGCTCGAAATCCAAATCTCTACACTTATTCATCGGATATCACCCTCTTTCAGGTTGTGAAGAATAAATCTCCCCATCAATATCTTACCATCAAAACACGCTTATTTCAAGCGGTCATGCTCTTCTAAAAAAAAATAAACAACCCTATCCAATACCTTGGAAATGATTACCTGTAAATTTTTCCATTAATATTCACGCCGACGCAAACTCCTATATACATCCTCGATAAAACTCATGAACTCCACGCTGGCACACTTGATCAGACATTTTCCATCCACGGCTTTCAGCTTTTCCATAACCATTTCTGCCAATGCATCCCCACGCCCTCTCATCTTCTGAGCAGCAAACACCACAGACTCATCGATGAACGCAGCGTACTTTGCACCATCAATATTGCTTTGTACCGGCACGCCTTCGCCACTGTCAAGCATGATCACTTTTGGCTCATACACAGCCCTTACCTTTCTCAGTGCCTCTGCCGGCTCCATGCTCTGGAGATATAATTTCATAGCACCGGCCGCCACAATTTCATCAGCTGTTGCACCATATTTCTCTGCCAGCATCCCAGCTACATCTTTCATTCCAAACACTCCTCGCTATGTGTATTTTCTGTCGTATGTGTATTTCTCGCCACCCACAACATATAACAGGATTCTGCACATAGCAATCCTTACGGGTAAAAAAGGCCAGACAAAAAAGCAGGCAAAATAGCAGCACAATAAAACCTTAAAAACAAAAAAAGCCCTGCCTGATGCAGCCACAAAAACCACACCCGGCAGGGTCCTGTCTCCTTCCATCACACCGCTTCTTCCCTCTCGCGCTTCGCTGCAGTTGTCAGGTATCTGCGGTACTGAATGCTGAATCCGTACACCTTATAAGGAGCGTCCACATAGACCACATTGCCGTCCATGTCACTCCGCTTATAGCCCATGAAGCTGTCGAGCGTTCTGCGGTTGCCCTTTGAGGTCAGTGTCACACCGAAGTTTGTCTTATAGGTTGCCACATCCCCCTGCAGTACCCCGCTCTCAACAAAAGCACAGTAGATGCCTTTTTCAAAGTGGAGCATATCTGGTGCTTCTGCGATCCGCTCAGGAGTCAGCTTGAGCTTTCCGCTGGTGATGGCACGTTTCCGGCCTTCGATGGCATTTCCGTCCACATCCCGAAGCAGGGTTCCCTGTACATCCAGACCGTTGACTCTCAGCGGCATTCCGCCTGCATTGGTATCCGGCAGTTCTTTCAGGCAGGCAAGGAAGTATTCAAAGTTCTTTTTCATGATCGCCAGCACACCCTGTTCCTCCTCGATCGTCTGCCGTTCCTGTTGGAGTGTTTTCAGCCGTTCCTGCAGGTCGTTCACAAGTTCTGTATAAATCTGGGCTTCCGAGCCTTCCTCCGTTTCCGTCCCATAGAAGCTCACTCCGATGCTTCCCGGTGTCAGTCCGCTCCGGATGTCCAGGTCGATGTCGTCAATGGTCACCTCCCCGTTGGAAAGGGCTTCATTCAGTTCCACGTTCTGTTCCAGTGCAGCTTCCCGAAGCGCCGCCACCTGATGGCTGATGGCATCCTGCAGGCGTTCTTCCATCTCCTTGATCTGATTTTCCACCGTTGCCATCCTCTGCACCGAGATGCTGTTGTTATTCGCCAGCCGGACAGCCTGCTCATAGGCATTGTCAAACATCGCCACGATCATGGAGGCATCTCCGTGTTGTTCAAAATCACGCTTCATGCTGTAGAGCAGTTCCATGAAACTCTGCTCCAGCGCACACTCATGGTAGCGTTCTGAGGGGCAGCGCTTGTTTGCAGCTTCCTTTTCCTCATCTGACATGCAGCCTTTCTTGCTCCGGCAATCCGCTTTCTGGTCGGGAGAACCGTTCTTCGGCGGCTCACCGTCCCGCTCCCCGACCTTACGCTTGCACCGCCAAACGGGATACGAATAAGTGTATTTTTCCAGATACTCTCCGGTATCCTCACCAGTCGCCTTAAGACTCCGCTCATCGCTGTAACCATTTGCCACACCCGTGTAGGTTGTACGGAAGAATCCTTCCCCGCAGGGTTTTCCGGCATCCGGCCCATTCTCCAGGATCGCACCGCAGCGCAGGTTTCCAAACGGAGAACCCTTAATGCTCTTTACCTTTTTCTTGCCGGGGCCTTTCGTCATGTCTGCCCTCGGCTTCTCGAACAGCATGGTCTGCACTTTGTCCCAAGTCACACGGTCGATGATACCCACATGATGGTTCTTCACATAGTAGCGGGGTGCTTCGCCCTTGTTGATGCTTGAACGGTGGGTAAGGAAGTCTTTGGTGATGGTCTTCTGCATCTCGATGTCGCCCACATACTTCTCATTCCGCAGGACGATCAGGATCGAGCTGGCACTCCATTTCTTTCCGTTGACCGTGAACTTTTCCATCTGGTTCAGCTCCAGTGCGATCTTATTCGCCGTCTGGCCTTTCACGAAGCGGTCAAAAATGTACCGGATGATCTCTGCCTGCTCCGGCACGATGACCCACTGCTTATTTGCCCCAAGCTCATATCCCAGCATCCGTTTCAGATTGATATGCGGGACACCAGACTGGAACTTCTTCTGGATGCTCCATCGGATGTTATCGGAAATGGAACGGCTCTCATCCTGTGCCAGTGCAGAAAGAATCGTAAGGATCAGCTCACCTTTGGCATCCAGTGTGTCGATGTTCTCTTTCTCGAAATAGATACCCACGGGCGGCTTCAGCTGCCGAAGCTCACGGGTACAGGTCAGGGAGTCAATAGTGTTTCGTGCAAATCGGGAAATGGACTTTGTAACGATGTAGTCCAGCTTTCCATCCATCGCATCTTTTATCATGCGGTTGAATTCCTCTCGATGTTCCCGGTTCGTACCAGATTTTGCTTCATCCGCGTAGATGCCGGCAAAGATCCAGCCGGGCTTCCGGGTGATGAGGTCTTTGTAGAATGCTTTCTGTGTCGTGTAGGAAGTCTGCTGACTCTCATCGCCGGTGGAAACACGGCAGTAAGCCGCCACACGGATGTTGGTCTGGCTTTTCAGCTGCCCGCCGTTCTGTACCGAGCGCACACTGGCGGGGATCACATCCACTTTTTGTCTTGTCATAATCTGCTCCTTTCTTCCAGCCTTGCAACTGGTCTTATCTTACATGCCTCTTCCGCTGGCTGCCGTCGCGCATCGTATGCCCGTCATAATAGCTTGCGGTATTGCGGTAATCTTCGATATTGGAATCCATCTCTACCTCGGTCTTGGTGTCATCGAACCAGTGTACCGTAAACTTCAGCGGTGAATGAATCGTGATGGAGAGGAGGAATGCCTTGCAGTGTTCTTCGGTCACTTCATTCAGAAAGGCCACCGTACCATCCCGCCCCGCCGGGAGGTTCTTCATCCACTCGATTGCCTTTTCCCTTCGTTCATAGTCGCCCTCCAGTTCTTCCCAGTAGTCTTCCATATAGTCGAGCTGTTCGGTCAGTTTCTGCTCAGTGTCCGTGTCCTTCTGAATATCACACTCCAGTTTCTCAATGAGCTTTTTCTTCTCCTCAATAGAAGCAGGGTCGATCATCTCGTCACCGAGAAGTTCCAGACGGGTCTGCATCACATCCACCTGACTTTTCAGGAGCCGGATCTTCTTACTGGTGCTTTCCACACTGGTGTGTGCGGCCGCTATCTGCTTTTTATAAAAAGCACGGTCGCGTTCCATAAAATCCAGCTTCTGAATGCTCTCCAGCCGTGCAAGCATCTGGCTTACAAAAGAATCTGCTTCCGGGGTGAAGTTGTCATACTGCTCTTTGAACCGGCCGCTCATGATGTCTGCCACAGCCACGTTGTCATGGATGGGCTTAAGCGTCAGCCGGAACCGCTCCAGAACTGCTTTACGGAAGGCTCGGACAACCTGTTCCTCGTATACTTTTTCTGCATGGCAGATACGTTTTCCTGTCGTCCGGCTGCTCGTCGGGCACCGCCAGATGGGATAGTTCCCATTTCCGTTTGTCACATGGAAAAAACGGCCGCACTCCCCGCAGATTAGTCTTTGGGAAAACGCTCTCGGCTTCTTGCCGGATCTTGTCCTGTTATATAAATCGCTGTTTACTTTTACAACTTCCTGTGCCTTTTCAAACAGGTCCTCGTCAACGATTGCCGGATGATGGTTCCGGACAAAATACTGAGGAACTTCGCCTTTGTTGTCCCGGACTTCATGTGTCAGGTAATCCGATGTGAACTTCTTCTGGATAAGGACTGCACCCATGTACCGCTCGGCACGGACGATCCGCGTGATATTCCCGCCTGTCCATCCATCCAGCAGATCACTGTTTAACTGCCCTTTCTTGGATTTTTTCTTTCTTACTCTCACTGCGTCGGTGACAGGAGCCGGAATCTTGTCCATGTTCAGTCCCCTTGCAATCTCCGTATAGGCTTTCCCTTCCACAACTTCATGGAAAATACGCCGGACGACCCTGGCTTCTTCCTCAACGATCTCAATATCTTTATACTCATATCCGCTCTCGGAGGTAACCATTTTCCCATTGTAGCGGTATCCGTACATGATCTTGTTTGGAACATCCCCCTTCGGAAAGCGCATCTTCTGCCCCAGCCGGATGTTACTGGAAATGCTGCGGCTTTCTTCCTGTGCAATGGCTGCCAGTGTCGTAAGGATGAAGTCGCTGGTCGGGTCTGCCGTATCCAGATTTTCTTTCTCGAACAGAATCGTTACCCCGCAGTCATGCAGGACATCCAGTGCACTCATAAAGTCAGCCGTGTTTCGGGCAAATCGTGATATGGACTTGCACACAATGCGGTCGATCTTCCCGTCCTTACAATGACGCATCAGTCGGCGGAATCCGGTTCTCTTTTCCTTGGAAGTGCCGGAGATGCCGTAATCGGAGTACACACCGACTGCATTCCATACTGGATTATTTTCAATCAGCTGGTTAAAGTATTTTTCCTGCGTTTCATAGGAGTTCTCCTGGTCGCTCATGTCCGTAGAAACGCGGATGTAAGCCGCCACATTAAGGGTTCCGGCTTTCTTTTTGGTAGCCCGGAAGGTCGCCGTCGAAACGAACTTGTTTTCCTGCGGTTCTTCCGGTGTGAAGAGCTTCGTAAACTCACTCTCCATACTGCTCTGCAGCCGTTCTGCAATGTCAGGCTCTGCCATGACCTTTTTGGCATCCAGAGCTTTCTGGATAAGAGCTGTGATACCGGCGTCCACGATGTCTTTTGATTTTTGGGGTGTCTGTTTTTTATCTGATGCGTTTTTTGGTTTTTGTTGAGTAGACCTGCCTTGGTGCGTATCAGCCAGTGGTAAAAAAGAAGCTGTGGCAGCATCCGTACTTTGACGAACATCTGCCACAGCTTCCACAGGTTTCTTTTTTCCAAGAGCGGCTTCCAGTAAAGCCGAGACATCCACAGCAGATGCATTTACTCTCTTCTGCTGTTTCTGCTGTACTGTATTCTTCACAGTCTTTTTCTGCAGATTTGCAAGGAAATCCGTACCAGTACTCATAGTTTTCGCTCCTTTCCTGCCCGTTTTCTTCTCTTTGGGCAGTCACATATTCCCTCTGTTTCGTGATATTATCAAGTAATTTCGGCGCAGAAAGACGGAGAATAATCTGGGAGATTATTGTCTTATCTGCACGATATGTACGCCCCGCCCGGTAAGGACGGGGCGTGTTTTTAGATACGGGCCGCAAAGTCAAGTGCGATCCACCCTGCACCGGATTTCAGCTTGCCCCAGCCCTTCGCAGAACCAGCACCGGCAGATTCTGCCACGATAGTAAACACGCCTTTCCCGGTGTAATAACCGGTCTTACCGTAATTCGTGCCCGGTCCCTTGCGGATGTTGAGGTCTTTAATGGATACACGCACAGTATACGGGACTGAAGACTTCGGTTCCGGGTAGACGGCCTTACCCGCCGGGTCAAAAACATAATAGCCCGGATTCTTATCTGCACACTGTTTTGCATAGGTGAGGTCGTGGAACGCACCTTTCTGGGAAGCGGCATTCTGCCAGCTCTTACGGACACGGTACCAGCCGGAAATAGTGGTGCTTTCAGAATCCTTTACCGCATCATACTGCGTCAGGTTCCAACGCTCGATGATATTGCAAAGGTTCTGAACATAGGTGTGGCTGGTAGCATAACCACCATCCTTGATGATCTGTGCCGCTTTCTTGTAATCGGTACAGCCTGCCAGACCCTCATAGCGTTTCCTGCTGCCACTCATCGCTCCGAGCAGATATGCTGCATGGTCGGCAATGGAGTCTTCCACACAGGCGTACTTGCGGAAGTCAGCAGTGATCGTCACATAGCTGCCATCGGTATTCTGCTCCTGCGTTTTCTTAGGATAGACAGACTTGCCATCCCAACTGCTGCCGCTCCAGCTGTTCCCGGAAAGCGAGGTCTTCATGCCGAAGCAGTTATTGGCATTTTGTGCCAGCTCAGATTTACCGTAGCCGGATTCCAGAATGAACTGTGCCATCGACACGCAGGCAAGGATGCCAGTGGTTTTCTGGTTCGCAGTAAACAGCGGGCCAATCTTTGCCACTGCCTCTGCTTCCGAGAGATTTTTCAGCGAAGAAGCCTGCATGCCAGATGAGGATGAACCGCCCAGTGCTGCAGTTACCCTTGCGGCCAGATCACCCAGGCGGGCATACAGCCAGTTTCCAGGGCAGCTTTTATTCGCAAACCAGCGGTGAACGGTCAGCACCATTTCATCTGCCGCCGGAGCATAGTTGAGTGTCTTATTTTTATCACCCAGCCACAGGAGCTTCTTCTTCCCGTTACGCTTGCAGATATCAATGCAGAGCTTGACCAGAGAGTCATATACGGCACTGTTCATGGCATACGGCTCATTCATGTCGCTGGCGCATTCGATGGTGACCGCCCTCTGGTCATTGGCATTGCTGGACGAACACCAGCTGCGGTTCTTTTCTTTGACACAAAGCGACACACGGCCGTCTGTGCCGATGCCGTAGTTGCAGCTTGCCTGACGGCTTGTGCTGGTGAAACAGCCGCAGATGCTTTCCGCAGAAAGCTGACCGACCACACAATGCGGTGTGATGCGGTCGATGCTGTGTGTCCTCTGCCCGGAATGGTTCGGGGAGAGCTTAGTGTAAACAACGAGTGGACTATTGGTATATCCCATAATGATTTCCTCCTGCTAAAAAAATTGAGGTCCAGATCACTCTGAACCTCGTACTGTGGTTATTCTGTTGTTACGGAATCAGCAGTTTCATGCCGACCCGGATGGCATTGGAAGTCAGACCATTCAGCACACGGATATCTGCACAGCGGCTGCCGCTTCCCAGTTCCTTATCTGCGATTTTCCAGAGATTATCACCGGGAACAACGGTATAGATTCTGCCAGCTGTGAACGCATAGGTGTCCGCACTGTTCAGGACATATGCGACACCGGCCTCTGCTTCGGCACATTTGATCTTCAGCCAGCCATCACAGAACTGCACGACTTCCACAAGGGCATTCTTCTTGTAGACCGCTACGACCTCTGCATCCAGACTCGGCTTTTTGCGGATGTTCATGAGGGTCTTGAGCTTGCCGTAGGCAATGGTCGCCGGAAGCTCCTCCGCAGTCGGGAACTCATTCTCATCCACTTCGTCTTCAGCTTCTTTCTCCGCCGGGATATCTTCCACAGGGGTTGTGGTTTCCGGCTTATCTTCCGGGATATCGTCCACGACTGCTTTCTCCTCGTTCTCATCTGCACCAGTATCCGGGACAGCCTCTTCCGGATAGATCACGTTGCCGTCATTGTCGAACACTCGGCTGCCGGGGTTCTCATCACACTTGGCTTTTGCATTCGCCAGCAGACGGTACGCGCCAAACTGGGATGCCTCATCTTCCCAGACTTCTCGCACACGGTAATAACCGGTCGTCAGTTTTGCGGGATACTCTTTCTTACTCATGGTTCATTCCTCCTAAAATTTGAGGGAGAGGCTGTTACACCTCTCCCCATTGATCAATCGTCCTTATTCTCTCTTTCTTCCTTCAGCTGTGCCAGCATCTCCTTGAGCTTCTCCGGCACGGGAAGACCGATAACGGCTGCGTTTTCGAGGCAGCTCAGGCCTTCATTCGCCAAATAAAAGAACACCACTGCTGTACGGATGGCCGCTCCATTCTGGAGGATCTGTGTGTCGATGATGTTGGCAATACCAACCAGCACAAAGATACACACCTTCTTGGCGATAGCTTCCGTTTCTCTTTTCCGTTACGGTACAAGACTGTGCATCTGCCAGCTTTCCAATACCGTTATGATTGAACTTCATCTCTGTTGATGCATATAAACATGGGATCACTGGCTGCACCTCCCTCTTACAGCGTCCACCAGCGTGGAGTCACCTCCACCGCCGTGATGCCGCCTGTCCATGCGATTTGTGTCTTTCCCTCCGGCAGTTCCGGGAAATCATCCGAAAGGATGGTCTCATTGCAGAAGCCGGAAGCGTTGTAAGTGCTGTGCCTGCGGATGCGAGGAAACCACCTGCGGAGCTTGCTACGCCTGCAAGAGCCGTACCCGCACCTGCCGCCAGACCAGATACGGCCGTGCCAACCGAGCCGAACAGTCCTGCGATTGCGGAGCCGGCAGAACCAGCAATTCCGCCCAATGTGGAACCCACACCAGACAGAAGCCCAGAAAGACTGCCGCCTAAGCCACCGATCTTCGTCACTACACCGGAAAGCAGCCCGCCCAGATTCGACAGGATTCCCCCACCGCTGGAGCTAAGGCTTCCCAGCTTCGAGATAATGCCAGTGATGCCTTCTCCGAGGCCGCCCATCTTGGAAGTCAACCCGGAGATCAGGTTGCCAAAGTTCGACACGATCTGACCGCCATCTGCACTGCCGATTTTCGACAGGAAACTGCCGATGTTGGACAGCAGGCCGCCGCCGTTCTCTGTGCCGAGAACATTGCCGAGGTTCTGCATCGTACTTCCAAGGTTTCCGATGGTGTTCTTCATGGAACCGAGCTTGTCCACAAGCCCCGTGACCGTATTGACCGTGTCACCGACCTTGCTGATGCCGTTGCCGAGGCTCTTTAAGAAATCCGAGTTGAAGGTATCGCCAAGGCTGCGGATCGCATTCCCAAGGGAACTGGTCTGAGAACTCAGCTCTCCGATGGATGTTTTCATATCCGCAAAGCCCTGCTTCACCTCATCGCTCATATTTCCGACAGCGGCTTTTGTAATCCCCTGCAGGTCCGTCCAGAGCTGCTGGAACTGGGTCTTCACCCCGGAAAGCCCGGACATCAGCTGAGACTGGATACCGCTTCCCACATCCCTTGCAGCACTACCGATACCGCTCTGACTTTTCTTGATCGTAGTAGCAAAACTGCCGACCACGGAATCCATCCAGTCGCCCAGAGAATCTACCGGGGTCGTAAGGTTGTTGCTCATAGACCCGGCAAGTCCCTGCACGGCTTTCACCACCGACTTGACATTTTTTTTAATGCCGGTCGCCAGCAGCTTCATGAAGTCGGGCATATAGGTATCTGCATCAGACAGAGGTCCTTCATCTGGTACAGAGAAATGCAGCAGACTTCTGACCCTGCTTGCGACATTTTCCGCCGCTGCGATCACGGAACCGGCCGCTGCCCGGACACCTGCCGCCATCTGGGAACAGATATCTGCGCCCCAGCGGTATGCAGAAGAAGCAATCGAACCGAGCGAGTTAAAACTGCTCCTGATACTTGCAACACCGGAAGAAACCGTGCTGCGCAGGCTGGACATTGCCGAAGACACCGTGGACTTGATGCTGTTGAAGGCAGAGGTCGTGGTGGATTTCAGTGTGTTCCAGCCGCTTGTGGCCGTACTGCGAACTGCGGATACAGAGGAAGTTGTAAGACTCTTGATGCTGTTCCATGCAGTCGTGATGACCGTCTTGATACCATTCCAGCTGGTGTTCGTCAGAGTTTTCACTGCGTTCCATCTCACGCTGAAGAGCATCGTACTGCTGCTGGGTGATCTCACCGTTGGCAAGCTGCTCATTAGCCTGCTGTGCGGCAGTTTTCAAAGTTGCCAGCTTTTCCTTAGTGGCTTCAATGGCATCCTTCAGCATCTTCTGCTTCTGGACGACCAGTTCTGTATTGGAAGGGTCCAGTTTCAGGAGTTTGTTGACATCCTTCAGTCCGGACTGCGTCCCCTTGATTGATTTGTTTACACTTTCCAGTGCTTTGGAGAGCTTTGTGGTATCGCCGCCGATCTCAACGGTGATGCCTTGGATTCTGGATGCCATTTGCGTAACCACCTCCTCGCAGGCATGAAAAAAGCCCATCTGCACGAAGCAGACAGGCTAAAGGAAAAAATGCTATTAGCTGTGTATCAAAGTCATCCTTTCAGCATACAATATATTTATCAGTAAATTTATCGACTAACCGGTTGATATTTTTGCAAACGTGTGCTATAATGCAATCAAAGAAAGGAGTTGACGATTATGGCTTCTGTTATGAGTGCTATTACCAACACTGTTCCAATCACCCAATTCAACCGTGGTCTTGCCGGAAAAATATTTGAAGATGTCAAGCAGTGCGGTGCCAAGGTTGTTATGAAAAACAATGCTGCCGAATGCGTTCTCATCTCCCCGGACGAATATGTCCGTTTAATGGATGAATTAAATGATGCTCGTCTGCTGGCTGTTGCTTCTGAACGTATGGCACACTTTGATCCCACCTCTTTGATTTCTGAGGAAGAAATGAACCGCCGTCTCGGTGTTACAGAAGACGATCTCGCCGGTTTTGACGAGGTAGAAATCGAATGAGCTGGAAAGTTGAATACCTCCCTGAAGCAGAAAAAGACCTCAAAGGTTTAGATGGTAGCCAGCGCAATCTTGTTCTGAAAGCCATCAAAAAAGTTCAGCAAAATCCACTGCCTGTTGATGAACAGGGCTACGGCAAACCGCTCGGCAATCACAACAGCACTAACCTTGCAGGACTTCTGAAAATCAAACTCCGCTCTGCGGGTCTGCGCATTGTCTATCAGCTTCGACGTACTGAGACATCTATGATGATTATTGTCATTGGAGTCCGTGCTGATGAAGAAGTGTACGAACTTGCCCAGAAGAGAGTTCTGAAGCACGAAAAGTCCGATTGACTTTTTCTGCCTAATCGACTATACTTTGATGATGATCAGGTTTCGGTAACCTTGCGAGGTCCGAGACCGGGAAGATGACCTTCGGGCCACCTTCTTTCTCCCCCAGTTGTGCACGGCTGGGGGATTTTTTATACCCATTGCCAGACGATTGTGCTTATTTCATTCACAATATAAGCACGTTCGTCTGTTTTTTCGCCTTAGAACCGGTCAAAGTCCTCCTGCGATGCCAGTTCCTTATACGGATACTCGTCGTTCTGCCGCTCCGTAAACATATCATTGACCAACCCGATGGTCAGCAGGTCGAGGTCGGCGATGCTGATACCGAGCTGTACACAGCGCAGCAGAAAGAGCGGGGTGGTCATTTCCCGCTCACTTTTTCGAGGTTTTTTCTGGATTCCACCTCCGTCTGCACGTTCAGACCCCACAGTTCGATCAGCTGGGGCAGGATCTGGTAGATGGAGAAGGTGTTGAACTGGTCCAGAAACTCCTCCGGGCTGTCCGGCACCTTTGCCGGGTCCGCATGACGAGCCATCAGCCATGCCAGGTCCTCGAACATCTCCAGACTGAACAGGTCGAGGTTGGAATTGTCCTCATCGTTCTCCCCCACGCTCTTTTCCAGCTGGCGCAGGTCTTTATAAATGTCACGGCCAAACTTGATGCGGTACAGGCGCGGCACGGCGGCACTTGCCTTAAAAGTGACTTCCTTGCCATCGATCTCGATTTTCTTCGTAACTGCCATAATCGTAATCCTCCAAAATTTCATGTAAAATTGGCAGAGCCGAAGCCCTGCCGTATATCGTGTTTCTTACTCTGCCGGGTCAATGCTCACCAGTGCATTACCGCCGCTCACAGTAGGCAGCTTACCATCCCACTTCTGGATCTTCTGGTACTCGATCAGCGTATCGGACAGGCTTTCTGCCAGTTTGCGGTTTGCCTCTGCCTGTGCTTCTGCGGCAATGGAAGTCTTCTGGGCTTCCGCCTCTGCATTGGTGATTGCCACCTGCTTATCCGCTTCTGCCTTGGCAATGGCGGCTTCATTCTCGATCTTCTGCTTATCTGCATTCTGCTGTGCAATGGACTTCTGCTGGATGGCTTCGTTATAAGCATCCTCGAAATTCATGTCGTTGATGACGACCTTGTTCACAAACACAACGTCCTCACCATATTTCTGCACAAGGGATTCTGCCAGCTTCTGTTGTGCCAGAGGCTCAATCTTGGTGCGGTTTGTCACCTCATTGGGGCCAAGTTCAGCCATCGCAGACTTGATGGCAGATGCCACCAGCTCATCACCAACCAGATTCTTGATGTCGGACACATTCGCATACAGCCATGCACTCTTCTCAGGAAGCACCTGATAGGTCACGATCACATCAGCGGCATACACAGGGGTCTTGTCGGAGGCTTCGCCCCAGACCTGCGCTTCGATGTGCTTATCCTGCTGCTTGTTGTTGACCTTGTGGATGCTCTGCACAAAGGGAATGCAGAAGTTGAGCTTGCCGCTCTGAATGGTGGTTTTCTGGATCTGACCGAAGCTGGTCTTCACGCCCGTGTAACCGGTGGGGATGATGTGGAACGAGCAGACAGCCAGCACCAGAACGATGATCACTGCGAACAAAGCTATCATTGCACAGCGCGCCATTAAAATTAAAGACATCCGGTTCTGCGAAGAGCTCCTTGGGTTTTACACGGTGCTTCTAAATTGCGAATACATCGGCATCAATCCAAACTGCTCAAAGCAGCAACGCAGATCCGCACTGGCCCACGAACTTGGGCACGCTATCTTCGACCGGAAACATGCGGCATCCGGTCAGGCTTTCCAGGATACATATTTTTATAGTCTCAGCAATGCAAAAGCAGAACGCAGGGCGAATACGTTTGCTGCTGAACTGCTGTTGTCAGATGATGATGTGCTGAAACCAATCGGCTTCTATGAATTTAATGCCGACAGGCTTCAGATGGAGGCTTCTCTGCCCACCCACTGCTCCAGCACATACCGTGCCTTGAAATACCACGAGCTTCTGCAGGACTTTCAATACACGCATACAGGATTCGCCACCCTTGAGGAGATCGCACAGGTGGCTGGAATCGAAAAAAACTTTGTTGATTTTAAACTGAACATTCTTACCGCAAAAGGGTACCAGCTTCCTGCTGTGCCGGAGCTCAAGAGCAACTTTCTGAAGGATTCCATGAAGAATTGCTCTAAAAGCTACGATTAAACATGGAGGTGACTGCTTATGACAAAAGAACGAGTCTATGTAAAGGTATCCTCCGACTTTGATTCTACAGGCTATATGCAGCCGACATCGATCACCTGGTCGGATGGACGTACCTTCCCAATCGAAACCGTGCGTGATTTCCGCCCCGCCGGGACTGCAGATAACGGTTACTCCGGTGACTGTTTTACTGTGCTCATCCAGGGGCAGGAAAAGCATCTGTTCTTTGAGCACCTTGATCCACGCTTCAATGGACGGTTAGGCCGGTGGTTCGTCGAGAGAACCGGACATTAACAGCATTATTATGAGAACACAGTCAGAAAGGAGAAAATCGCACGATGCAACGCACACTTCTTGCGATAGATCTTAAAAGCTATTACGCGAGTGCAGAATGCGCCGCTCGACACCTCGACCCGCTTACCACAAATTTGGTCGTGGCAGATTCCTCCCGCACTGAGAAAACCATCTGCCTCGCTGTGTCTCCTTCCCTGAAAGCCTATGGCATTCCGGGTCGTGCCAGACTGTTCGAGGTCGTGCAGAAGGTCAAAGAGGTCAATGCGAATCGGTTAAGGGAAGCGGTACGATTAAGAAAAGCTGTGTATAAGGACGGTAAACCATCCTTTTCCTCTGCTTCCTATGATTCCTTATCCCTTGCTGCCGACCCATCACTCGAACTCTCTTACCTTGTTGCACCACCCCGGATGGCATACTATGAAAAGGTATCGCGGCAGATTTATGGCATCTATCTGAAATACATCGCGCCAGAGGACATCGTGGTATATTCCATCGACGAGGTGTTCATCGATGCCACCTCGTACTTATCCCACTACAACATGACAGCACACGACCTTGCCATGACAATGATCCGGGAAGTGCTGTATACAACTGGCATCACAGCCACCGCCGGGATTGGTACGAATCTGTATCTGGCGAAGCTGGCAATGGACATCACCGCCAAACACGCTGCGCCGGACAAGGACGGTGTCCGCATTGCTGAACTGAATGAAGAGAGCTTCCGCTATCTCCTCTGGGATCACAAGCCTCTCACTGACTTCTGGATGACCGGTCCCGGCACTGTCAAGCGATTAGAGAAACACGGTATTCATACAATGGGCGAGCTGGCATATTTTAGCACCGTCAATCAGGATATCTTATATAAGGAATTCGGTGTTGATGCCGAACTACTAATTGACCATGCTTGGGGTCTGGAACCCTGCGGCATGAAAGAAATCAAAGCCTACAAGCCTAGCACTAACAGTATCTCAGAGGGACAGGTTCTCTCATGCCCTTACCCGTATGACAAAGCCAAAATCATTGTCGTGGAGATGGCTGACAGCTTAGTATTACAGTTGACGGATAAAGGTCTGGTTACGGACAGCCTGACACTGGATGTTGGCTACGATCGAGAAAACTGTGATAGCGGAAAGTACAGAGGCCCGGTACACATCGACCACTACGGCCGCACTGTTCCGAAGGGTGCTCACGGTAGCACGAAGCTGGATAATCCGACCAACCTCGGTAGCATCCTGATCTCAGCCACGACTGAGCTGTTCGAGAGAATAGCTGATAAAGCACTGACCGTAAGACGGATTACAATAGCCGCCAACCGTGTGGTCAAAGACGAGGGATTCTTCCAAGTCGACCTATTCACGGACACGACCAAGCTGGAAAAAGAGAAAAAGTTGCAGAATGCAATGCTGGGTCTCAAGAAGAAGTTCGGCAAGAACGCCGTTCTGAAAGGAACCAACTATCTGGACGGAGCAACGATGAGAGAGAGGAATAAGACTATCGGTGGACACAAAGCCGATTGAGGAGGGAGAACATGGACTATAAGAACACACCGGAAGGCAGAGCCGTCCAAAGTAAGTATGGCAGAATACTCAACGCTTCCCGCCCGGAGCCGCCACATAATCATCCTCGGATGCCGATGTCAAATCGAGCTAAAATCTTCTCTCCGTTTGCCGCCTTACGAGGCTATGAGGATGAGATTGCTTCCGAGGGCAGGGATACCCCATTAATAATCTGCTTTGTATTCAGTCCCTTCATTTCGGCATAAGTATCTAACTCATTGAAATAGGAAACTCGTAATGCCAAATATGTATTTGCAAACAGTTTGACTGCTTCTGCTTCTGTAAAGCCCATAAATAAAGTATCAATATCTTCTTTAATAGCACCTTCCTGGAGAAGCTGTGCAAACGTATGTGCAGCTTTTACTAAACGTGCATTATTAATATCTGTTCCGACAATAATTCGACTTGGATACAAATTATCGTACAATGCCTTGCTTTCTCTTAAAAATTCCGGACTAAAAATAATATTATCACAATGAAATTTTTCTCTAATACTTGTTGTATATCCAACAGGAATAGTCGATTTAATAACCATAATCGCTTCCGGATTATATTCAATGACTAATTTAATAACTGCTTCTACTGCAGAAGTATCAAAAAAATTCTTTTTACTGTCATAGTTTGTTGGAGCTGCAATAACAACAAAGTCTGCATCTTTATAAGCTTCTTCTGCATCCAATGTAGCTGTTAAATTCAAATTTTTTTCTTCTAAATATTTTTCAATATAATCATCCTGAATTGGAGATTTTTTATTGTTAATTAACTCTACCTTTTCTGGAATAATATCTACTGCTGTACCGCTGCAAAGAACGAAGCACTCATCGCCGCTAAGCCTTTTTTATCTATCGTTGGCACATATTTCATTCGGATACCTTTATATTCGTTCAATTTTTTCTCATCAAATTCTTTACCACTTACATGATGCCCATTACGGTTATATACTGTTATCTTATGCCCTAGTTTTGCCATACGAACCGTTAATTCTTCAACGACAATTTCAATTCCACCTTGACGACTTGGAATTGTTTTATGTCCAAGAACAGCAATTTTAAGTGGAGAAGTTTTATTTTTTCTTTTATTCAT